TGCAGTAAATCAAAAAGTATTGCATACACCTATTAAACCTGGTACATTCCGTTTGACTTCTGTAGATAAAATCGGTCAAGAATTGGTGGATGTTCCTAATGCAGATGGTTTGGTAGGTACTATTACAGATACTGCCTCTACTGGTTTAGGTGCTGGTACTGTAAACTATGTTACTGGTGAAATTAAATTAACAGGTGTGTCTGTAGAACATCTAGAAGCTGATTTTGATTATGACCAAAACAGCTTTGACGCTCCAGTTGACCAATTGGATGTACGTGTGGTTTCTGAGCCTGTAGTTGCTCGTCCACGAAAATTGAAATCAGTGTACATGTTTGACGTTGCATACGATAAAATTGCATAAAATGTAATTTTTAGGTTACATTTTTAAGTCGCATGATTCTAGTAATAGAGTCTTGAATAACCTAGTGAATTGCTGAAAAGCCGTAAAGCTGTGACACCTAATATTAGGTGACGAAAGTCAGAAACAAGTTCACAGATGGTATAAGGTGAAATAAAAGCATATCTATATAGATATGTCCTAAGTATTGTTTATAATTGGTAATCAGCAGGTTTATATGATATAAATTATATGGACTTCAACGACTATCCTGAAACAATGATACGTCAAAAAAATAAAATCATTGTGTATAGACGTGAAATTCGTCAAAAGGAGTACGGCTCTAGTGAGTGGGTGAGAATCCCTTAAATGGAAGTGCTAGGGTGCCTGTTTAGGTACATGATATAGTCTATTCTCATATGAAAGTATGAGAGTGCTAATGGAAACGATTAGTACGTAATATTAAAGTTAAAAATGTCATTCGGCTTGGACATGGATACAGTAATCTTGAAAGCCACTTCTGGTGAAATTGGTTACGAAATTGACAATGAGATTAACGTAGGTTATAATGCTACTATGTTGTTAGTAGCTTAGTAATACATAGTCTCCGTACATAGCGATGTGTGCGAAAAATAATCTATTTAATTGCTGGAAAGTCCTAAAGCTAACTAAACTACAACGTAATCATGAAATAAGGATAAGCGTGAAAGTTGCGAAAGCAGAAAAAATTAGTTAGATGGTATAAGGTGAAATAAAAAGCTATACAAGAGAGTGTATAGTCCTAAGTACTGAAGTAATGGATAATCAGCCGCTAAGTCCTTAATAGGGAAAAGTTCAACGACTATCCGAAAACAACATAGTTTGTGAGTAGATAATGAAAATTATCAAAAGGAGTACGGCTCTAGTGAGTGGGTGAGAATCCCTTAAATGGAAATGGTAGATGTGTACTTAATAATTTAAGTACATAAAGATATAGTCTGCTCTATGGTGAGAGTCATAGAAGGGTATAATGGAAACGATTATACTCGTAACAAAAGGTATGCAAGACTTGTTAAAAATTGCTGGTAGCCAATCTACTTGGAATAAACTTCCTGAGTATAAAGGTCAAGACATTAAAACACATGAAGCTACATTGTTTAATGCTATCAATGATGCGTCCAATACAATTCTTGGTAACACTAAACGCTATGAAGCTACATTTATTATCTGTGGTAAAAACGCCGCTACATACATTGAATCCTTGAACACAAATATCGGTCAAGTACGTGAAATCTTCAAACGTGTATCTACAAATGGTATCGTTGGTGGTCCGCACTTGGTAGGTATCTTGGATGAAAAATACAAAGTATATAAAAATCCATACTACCCTGATAATGAAATCTTGGTAGGTGCTAAGGGTAAGCAAGTTAGTATTGCTTAGTGATACATTTTGCCCTTGTAAAACCCTGTGAATTGCTGGGACGTGCTAAAGACTGTTATACCAAAGTGTAAAAATTAACAGTATGAGTTGTGGGTTAGCACTCCACAACGATGAAATGTACAATCAGCAGCCTTATATATTTACATTTTCTCTTATATGTTGTATTATTTACATATAAGGTGGGTGTAATTTATATGTGTAAAGACTATGTTGAGTGTCCTATATGTGGTAAAAAGTTAATGAATATGACATCACATATAAAGGCACATGGTATTGAGATTAAAGATTTTAAAATTAAATATCCTAATGTAGATTTAGTGTCTGAATCTTATAGAAATAAAATGTCTAGTAAGATGAAGGTAGTACGTAATAGAGATGACATTAAAGCTAAGACATCTGAGAACGCAAAGCGAATGTGGAGTTCTAGTGAGTTTAAAGATAAAATGCATAAAATTCATCTTGAAGTACAGTCAGATAAAGATTTACAAAAAAGAAAGTCTAAAGCATTAAAGAATACTTGGAAGAGACAAGAAGTAAGAAATCGTATTATAGATGCTCAGAAAAAGGCTCAATCACTTGAAAGTGAAAAAGAAAGAAAATCACGTCAAGGTAAGTTGAATTGGGAGTCTAAAGAGTATCGTAGTAAAGTAAGAAAGCATAGAAGTGTTCGCATTTTAGATAACGGAGAACCTATGATTTTTGCTAGTTCTTGGGAAGTTAAAGTTTCTGAGTATTTAGATAGTTTAGATATTAAGTGGGATTATGAGACTTTACAGTTTGAATATTTCACATCTGATGGTAAATCTCATAACTATTATCCTGATTTTTATCTTGGGGATTTAGATTTAATTTTAGAAGTCAAGCCTAAACATGAAATAGAGTTAGAAGTAAATCAATTAAAGTTTAGTTCTGTTGTTTCATGTGGACGTAATATAATGTATATTACACAAGATGATATAGTCAATATAGACACATTTAAAGATAAAATATATGGGGTTCATCGACTATCGAAAGCATAGATGTAAAGTAAGATTGGTAATTCGGTCAAGGTTATTATAGGTTACATCTTTTAAGTGAGTAGAGTAGGAATTAAGTTCCGAAGTGCAGGGAGTTATTACTGATAACCTAAAGGTAATAACTATGATATAGTCAGTACTAACAAGAAATATGTTAGTTTAAAAATAAATAGTCAGTTAAAATGTTAGGAAATGTTCATCGAAGCTGGCTATATTTATGCTCCTTACTTGCCTTTATTCGCAAGCCAATTATTGGTTGATGCTGACTTCAAAGCACAACGAGGGTTCTGCACTATATACGCCAAAAAAGCTGTAAATAAATACATGTACCATCGTTTGACTTTGGTAGATAATAAGCAAGTAGCCGCTAACTAATTGATAGTTAAGCGATAAGTCATCAGTAAACATGACTGTATATAAATACAAAACTAAATAATATATCCATTCAAAGAGGTGTAGTTAATTCTGCACCTCTTTTCTTTTTATTGATTTTGATTAGCGAATAGTGTATAATCTAATTATGATATAGTATTTTGTATTAGATGTAAGGATGATTAAATTATGGAAAAGATTTTAGCTAAGGGTGGTTTGTTGCAAGGTATTCCGAGTGATAAGACTTGTAATTTAGTTGTGTTATTTTCTGGTGGTTTTGATTCTACTGCATTATTGCATATGGCAGTTAATACTAAGAAGAAATATGATAATATAAAAACTGTGTATGCGTTGTATGTCAAGAGTAACCTATTAGATAAAGGGAAAGTGGCATTAGAAAATAGACATGTAAAAAAGTTTATTTCTTATATCAATAAAGATGAAGAATTAGTAAAGTTGGTTACTTTTAAAAGTTCATTTGGTGATTTAGAGGAATACTCCTATAGCGAAAATTCCTATGATTTAATATTTATTAATGCTATTAATTCAGTAGTACATATGATAGGTGGTGCTGATATGAATATAGTATTAAATGGCTCTTTAGATAGGGATTCTAGGACATATCATTTACCATACTATAAGGAAATGGTAGATGACTTTAATATGGAATATAGAGGTGTTGACATACGTATGGAGTTTCCTTTTATACAATGTGATAAACCTAGAATTCTAGATTATTTAATTAATAATAATTTATATCAATATTGTACTTGTTGCGAGAATCCTAGTAGTGATGAATTCTGTAATAGTTGTAAAGGTCATTTAGAGGGTTTGTTTGGTTTATTATTGGCTTATAAGTTATATGGTGATATTGAGTATAACGAAAGTAATGTAGATTTTGTTGAAGAAGAGATAAATAGGATGTTGGGAGTTGACATTTGATGGGTGATAAACCGAATTTACTTGGTGGTAAAGGTAAGAGAACATATAATAATGGTGTGATAGCTAGAAGGTATTATGAGGGTGAGCAACCTGATGGGTTTGTGTTAGGGATGTTACCACGTACTGAAGAGCAAAAGGCTGAAAGTAATGCTAAGAGGGTTAAGACTACAATAGAGAAATATGGTGTTTCTAATGTTGCTCAGTCTAAAGATGTATATGATAGAATTATAGAGACAAATCTTAAAAAGTATGGTGTTGAACATCATCAAAGTCTTGAATCTCAAAAAGAAAAAGTAAAGAAAACAAATTTAGAGAGATATGGAACTACTAATGGAAAGGTGTTAAAACCGAAGGTAATAAAACCTAAAAGGGAGAAAAAAGTAAAATCACCTAAAATTAAAGACACACGTAAAGGTCATTATTATAATAATGGTGTCATTACGAAAAAGATTAAAGAGGGTGATGACATACCTAAAGGGTTTGTTAAGGGTATGTTGTTAAGCGATGAACTTAAACAAAAGAGGTCAGCTAAAGCAAAAGAGACATTTCTCAAAAAATATGGTGTAGATAATCCGTCTAAAACTAGAGAAGTAAAGATTAAGATACAGAAAACAAATTTAGAAAGATACGGTCATGGATGTTCCGCACAATCAGAGGTTGTCAAAGAGAAAATCAAGGCTACAAATCTTAAAAAATATGGTGTTGAATATTCTTTTCAAGCAGAAGTAGTCAAAGAAAAAATCAAGGCTACGAGTCTAGAACGGTATGGTGTTGATAATCCATCTAAATCAGATATTATTAAAGATAGGATTGTTGAGTCTAATCGTAAAAATTTAGGTGTGGATTATCCTATGCAGTCTAAAGAAGTTATGGATAAGTCTAGGGTTACGTCTTTACAGAAATATGGCACTGAATACCCTAATCAGTCTGAAATTGTTAAACAGCATATAAGAGAGAGTAATATTGAAAAATATGGTGTTGAGCATCCTGCACAGTCAGATATGGTTAAACGTCAGACTATTATTACAAATAGGGAGAGATATGGAGTAGATTATACTTGTCTTATTTATCAAGGTAAGTTGGTTGGGAATGATAGCACTTATAATAGGCATTTTGCTAAATTATTAGATAGTAATAGCATATCATATGAGCGAGAATTTCTACTACAAAAATACTCTTATGATTTTAAAGTAGGTAATGTCTTAATTGAGATAAACCCTACTGCAACACATAACACTCATTTTAGTCCTTATGGTAAGTGTAGAATTGGCAAGACTTATCATAAAGATAAATCAAAGATAGCTAAGGATAATGGCTATCATGTAATTCATGTATTTGATTGGGACGATACTGATAAAGTTGTACAACTATTAAAATCAAGAGAGACTGTGTATGCACGTAAGTGTGATGTAATGGTTGTTGATTACAGAGATACTAATGAGTATTTAAGTAATAATCATTTACAGGGAACTTGTAAAGGGCAAGAGATTCGTTTAGGTTTATACTATAAGAATCAGTTAGTATCATTAATGACATTTGGTAAATCACGTTTTAATAAAAATTGTGAGTATGAATTGTTGAGATATTGTGCTAGTCATAATGTGATAGGTGGTGCTGAGAAGTTATTCAAGTATTTTGTAAATAATTATAAACCTAATTCTATTGTTTCATACTGTGATACTTCTAAGTTTAGTGGTAAGGTATACGACGTTTTAGGGTTTAAGTATGTTAAAATTAATTCTCCTAGGAAACATTGGTATAGCAAGAAAGAAAAACGTCATATTACAGATGGTTTATTGTTACGACAGGGTTATGATAGACTATTTAAAGAAAATCATGGTAAAGGCACATCTAATGAAGAATTAATTCTATCTAGAGGGTATTTACCTGTATATGACTGTGGTCAAGCTACGTATATATGGGAAAATCAGAAAAACGTAGAATAAATTTAGTATTCACTATATATAGTATTGGATATATTAAATTTAGAGTTTGTAAAATAACAGAGTGGGTATATTAATTTAGTTTTTGTAGATTAGTGTATGTTTACTGAGGATATATGGGAATTCTATGTGTGTATTCCTGTATGTCCTTTATTTTACTATTTAGATGAAGAGTTGGAGATATAATGAGTTTAGAGTTAAAAAACACAACTAAAAACACCATTCGTATTCCTGATTACAATTATAATGGTACATTGGTTTTTGAGCCTGAAGAAGCAAAACCTTTAGACAGTATTGATAAAGTGTCTTTCTTCAGACCTTATGCTAGAGCTGGTATCATTGTAAGGAATAACGAAGAGGATTTAGGTTTATCTCAACGCACATTAGACGATATTAACAAGGCTAAAGAAGATTTAAAAGGTCATGTATCTAATATCGCAGATGGTGTGGCAGATAGTGTGAAAAATGTATCTGATAAAACAAAAGACGCTATTAAATCCGTAGCAGATAATGCTGGTAAGATTGCGAATGATGTAGTAGAAGATACAGTTGAGGAAGTTACTTCTAAAGTAGATAAAGTTAAAAAGTTTACAGCTGATTTCCTTGATACATTAACATTAAAAGAATTGAAAGCAACTGCGAAAGAAGTTGGTGTAGATGCTGAAAGTGTTAATAAGAAGGCAGATGTAAAAGACATGATTTTATCTGCTCAAAAGAAGAGCAAATAATATTTTGGGGTGTAAGTAGTCATGAGTAGGATTGACGATAATTTACTTGTAGATAGTAGTTCTTTTAGTAATGACTACATGGAATCACTTTCAAAAGAAAGACGTGATATCATAGAGGATTGCATGGTAGCTTTAGGGTATCCTGTAATTACTTTATATATTACTCAACGTCAAATAGATAAGTTAATAGATTTTTCTACTAGACGGTGTGAAAGTAAGGTAGCTTTACCATACTTAGCAACTTTCAATGTAGCTAGTGGTGTTATAGACGTTACTGGTTATGATATGGAAGCAGTAAGACAGATATATAGTGGCAGTGTAGGTGGTTCTACAAATAGCAATGTAGATTTAGTTGCTGACCCTGATAAAGATGGTGGTGGTTGTAACCTCAATCTAAATGGGTGTGATATTTGTAATCAACTATGTCAGTATAGGGGAATGCAAGCATTAGGATATGGTGGAGATTTAAAAGGTCTTTATAACTATGTTGCTTATGCTGGTTCATTGTCTGAAATGAATATGTTGATGACAAATGATTGGTACTTAGACCCTACAGATAATAAACTATATATTGACGGTTTTAGTGGTGTTGTAACAGTTGAGTATGTAAAATCTAATAACACTTTTGAAGATATAGCTAAGAACTCATTTTGGAGACAATGGATTCGTGATTATACATTAGCTATGGTTAAGATTACTGAGGGACGTATTCGTTCTAAGTATAAGATTAGTAGTGGTGTATTTGAAATTGAATCAGATGAATTGATAAATGAGGGTAATACAGACAAACAAGAATTAGAGCAACGATTGGAAGATGGTGGCTTTGGTTATTGGAATATTATGCGAGGTTAGTATCTGATATAAGTAGAAAGGTTAATGTTAATGAAATTTACAAATTGTCCTTTTGGGGATGATACTCCTACTTTAGTTGGTGGTGTTGGTGGAGGTCAACCTGTAAGATGGTTGTACTCTGAATTTGGACACTTCCTTAATGTGTGGGGCAAAAATAATAATGTTAATGTTACTTTCAATTTAAAATCTAAAGAAGACATCGATAGCAAGCTAAATATACTACATGATTATGTGGTTAATGGGTTATTGTCTAAAGATGATTTGTGGGAGTTAGAAGAAAGGTTACGTACATATAGTAATCTTGTAAGTGGTGGTAATGGTAGTCATACTCACGCCGCTATTGTATCTGAGGCTCATGCAAAAGGCAAAAAATACACAGCTTATGAAGATGGTAAAATGGTTGAGAAAGTTGGTCGTGGTACTAGGAAGCATGTTACATCTGCTCAACTAAAAGCATTGGCTGAGGCTAGGAAGAAGGCTCATACCGATGAGGCTTGTACTAAGCGTAGGAAGTCTATTCAAGCTAGACGTGATGCTAAGACTTTAGGTTTATAACATTATACATAATAGTAGTTATATTATAGTAATTTTTAATGGGGGATTCCTATATAAATGAGGCAAGTTAGAAAACTTAGCAATTTGATTGCTGACGAGTTGGAAATGCAAGGTTTGGAAGTTGGTTCCGCTTTGTTTGAGTCTACTGTGTCTAGCATTGTTAAGAGCGTAAATGAAGCTTTGAAAGATGCTGACAAAAAAGACGCTGGTAATACAGATGTTTTTGAAGAAGTAGAAGAAGGTTCTTTCTATTTTGCTACTGCAGATACAACTTTAGGTGATTATGAAGTTAATCAAGACGAGATTGTAGAGTTAGTAACAAATGGTGAGCCTTGTGTAGTAAATATCTATGATTCTGATGGCGAATTGCGTGAAGAAGGTGTAGAAGTTCCTGCAGAAGCTTTTGTTGCATTTGTTGATAGTGCAGACGAAGTAGTTATCGAGGATGTGGAAGACCTTTTTGATGAAGACGAGGAAGAGGAAGTAGAAGAGGGTGCAAAAATCTCCTTTAAGGGTGGTAAAAAGCGTAAAATCAACGCTAAAAAAGCTAAACTTCTTTTAAAATCTAAAGAAAAAGGTGAAAAGTGGAAAGTTCAAGGCGATAAATTAGTGCGTAGGACTACTGCTGAAATTAAAGCATCTAAGAAAAATATCAAAAAAGCTAAAAAAGGCAAAGCTAAGGCTAAAAAGAACCGTAAAAAAGCTATGAAAGCTAATGAGTCTGTTGTAGTTGAAGGTTTTGATATTTCTGCTAATGGTACTATTTTCCATGTAGAAGATGGTGATGTTCTTTCTTATGAAGATGGTTTCTTGTCAGTAACACGTGATGGTGTAGAAGTATTCTCTAACTTGACTGTTTCTGAGTCATTCATTTCTCGTTGCATCTCTGAGGGTGTTGTAGAGGATTGTGAAGATTGCGAAGACGAAGAAGAAATTCAAGAAGGTAAAAAACGCAAGACCGTAAAAGAAGACGATGAATCCGAAGAAGAAAAAGAAGATATCAAAGAAGATTCCGATGAAGAAGATTCTGACGAAGACGACGATGATTCTGAAGATTCTGACGATGATTCCGATGAAGATGACGATGATGAAGTATCAGAATCTCTTCTAACTTTTAGGGTTGGCAAAGGTTACTGTTTAGTTTCCGAAGGTCGTGAATTGCAAATGGGCAATAGGATTCGTGCTAGGGCAATGTTGTTAAATCAAGGATTTGAAGTTTCTTCAGCTGATTTAGACAAAGCATCTAATGGTCAAGTAGTAGTTCTATAACAGGTAGGATAAATAGCATGGGTAGGTTGTATTTAAGTGATACATTAAAACTTATCCTATCAGATAAAATTAATGTACCTGATACTGAAATTGAAAGGTTATCAGGTACATTTTATAAGTTAGGTCTTTCTGATAACGATGAGACTTATGGAATACTTTATATGATTTATTCCATAGCTGAGACTAAATCACAATTACCAATGTCTATGGGTAATTTCCGTAGTATTTGGATTAATAATGGTGGAATTAGTTTAGATTTTGTATCTACTTTAGCTACATTCATAAAGAATGGTATGTTAAAAATTAAGAAAAGAAACAAAGATACTGTTTCTGACTTATTAACTCCAGAGGAAGAGGAAGATTCTTCTAGTGTTGTTATCTTTGTAGAGGCAACAGAATTATTTAATGAATGTGTTTCATTAATGTCTAACTTTTTAGAGAAATATAGTAATCCTGTTTTAGAGGGTGTTCTACAGGAAGATGTTCCATCATTCGTTAAGGGTTATATTAAAAGGTTGTATAATGTCCTAGATGATTTACATGTGTTTGTAGAGTTGGAGTCATTCTCCGATGATGGAAATACTAGACGAGTTAATATGAACATTAATAATACTTCTAGGTATGACATTAACGATAATGAAATTGAAAAGTTAGCGAAGTCTTTTATTAAGAATAGGGAAAGTAAAGTTGTTGATGTAGAATGTTACAAAGATACAAATAAAACTTTATTCTTAGGTATAGACTTTAAACAGGGTACTAAGGATTTTAATTTCTCATGTGCTACTATTTTTTCTTTTATAGAAGATTTAGAAGTAAATCATGTGAGATAGTAAGGGGATTGTATGAAATTTGTAAATAGGGGTGGAACGTCAGTTCTTTCAGCTATTCGAGAAGGTGCAAAACATGTTAGCGAGCAGAATGGTATCGCTACTATGAAGTTAGTTGACGATAGT